TTCTTTACATAGTCAATCTTAGTCTTTACATCGTTTGTATCTTCCGGGTCATAGTGCGATGTGAGGATAAGGTCATAATTTTTGTTAATATAGCCCTCAAGTTCGGCAATCATTGCATCGGCATATGCTGCACCGCCGATAATGGAGTGACAATCGTGACCGAGCATATGAGTGTAAATAACATTGATTTCAGGGAAAACAATATCAAAAGCATCAGCAGTTTCTACAATGCTAAGTTCGGTATCTGCGATTTTTAATGTTTCGCCTGGAATAATATTTGTAACCGAGTGAATTGATGAATCAAAGATATTGCCGAAAGCCTTTGTGAAATTTTCTACTAAAGCTTTACCGCCACCGACAGTGCCGTAAGTATTTGCCTTTTTAGTAGCATATTTCTTTACATTCGGCAAGAATGTGCCGCCGCCCATATGATAAGCGAGTACAACACCCTCAACTTGAGTACCTGTATCTTTAATAAACTGCTCAAG